AACAAGTACTATTCGTCATCAGAGCGAAAAAGTATTATTTGAGATATAATTACATAATTAACAAGGAAAACTATGAGCCAACAAGAAAACAAAACTATTCTAGACACGCTAAAACAAGACCTTACCAATTCAGATACTTTCCATGATGACTGGACAAAAAAGCATAGATATTGGATAAAAGCATATAATGGCGATTTATATGGTAATGAAAAAAATCCAAACAAAGCTAAAGTAGTAAGTCGTGACATAAAGAAAGCAAGTGTTTGGCAGTTGGCTCAAGTAGTAGACCCATTTGTATCTTCTCCAAACATGGTAAAAGTAGATGCAATATCTCATGAAGATGAAGCAATATCTGAGCAAACTGAAAACATATTAAATTATCAATGGTCAAGAGAATTCGATAGATACAACTTTGTAAGCAACTCGTTTAAAACACTTCAACGAGAGGGAACTGTGTTTGCAAAAGTATCTTGGGAATCAAGCGAAGCAGAGGTAGAGATTCAGGAACCAATAGTAGAAATGGTTCCTGTCGAAGATATTAATCAAGCACAACAAATGATTGCAAATGGAGTGCCTCCATACGAAGAAGTAATTACCGGATACGAGACTAAGACGGTAACAAAGACTATATACAACCGACCAACTGCCGAACTGTTAGATAATGCATTCGTTTATGTAGACCCAACAGTGGAAGGCAAAGCTGAAGACGGTAACTTTATGATAATCAAATATAGTTCAAACATGTCTAAGCTTAACGAAAATAAAGATTTGTATAAAGACCTTGATAAGGTAAAAGACTTAATGCAAAGTGAACTAGAGAAGTCTAGAAGTAACTATGAAAACGATGAAGGTAATTTTAAATTTACAGATGAAGCTAGACGTGAATTTGAAGTTATTGAATACTGGGGAAACTATGACCTGAATGGTGATGGTATAGCTGAGGAGATAGTGTGTGTATGGGTTGGTGACATCATTATTAGATTAGAGGAGAATCCATATCCTGACAATAAGAAGCCGTTTGTGTCATGCACAATAGATTCAGAACCACTTAGCCCATACGGTAATCCAAATGCAGACTTAATAGATGTAGACCAAAAGATTGAAACTGGTATCAAGCGTAGTTTGCTAAACACATTGGATTCATCTACTAACGGTCAGAAGGGGATGCCAGTTGGTTCTATGAGTCCACTAGAGAAGAAGAAGTTTGAAAGAGGTGACGACTTTGAATATAATGCACAAAATGGAGATATTTGGGTTGGTGATTATAATCCACTACCGTCATCTGTGTTCCAATTTTCAGAAAGCATAAAGAGAAATATAGATGAACTAACTGGTACTAGAGCATTCGGAGCAGGAAATGGTTCTATGGGTAGTGCAACAGAGGCTAGAGGAGCACTAGATGCGGTAGCTAAACGAGAGATAGACATAACAAGAAACTATGCTCAGAACTTCATCATACCTATCCTAGAGAAGTGGAATAGTCTAAATAGTGTGTATCTATCAGTAGATGATGTTCAGAGAATTACGAACAAGCCATTCGTTCACAATCGTGATGACATGAGAAGTAATCTTGATATTGATATAAGTATCTCTACAGCAGAGACAGATGCATCTAAGTCTGGAGAGCTATCATTTATGCTTCAAACTATGGGTCAGTCACTGCCATTTGATATGACTAAGATGATATTGTCTGAGATAGCAGACCTCAAGAGAATGCCTGAATTGTCTATGAAGATACAAAACTTCGTACCACAACCAGACCCTCTAGAACAGCAAATCAAACAGCTAGAGATAGCTAAGTTACAAAGTGAAATAGCACTGAACCAATCTAAAGCAAATGAGAACGGTGTAGACTTAGACCTGAAATCTGCTAAAGCTGATAATGAAAGAGCTAAGACACGAAGCGCTCATGCTAAGGCTGACCTAGATGACCAATCATTTGTAAAGAATGCAGATGGTTCTGCTCATGCTGAAGAGCTAGATAAGGAAAACAATCGTGCTCAGAACCAAGCTGTGCTCCAAGCACAGAATAATAGTAATGCGACAAAATAAATAACTTATGTTATAATTTTTAAATAAAAAAAGTGCTACGACCTAATCATTGTCGATAAACTGAGTATATATAAGGAATTCTAAATGAAAGACGTACAACTTGAAAGTAAATCTGTTGACGAAATATTTGAACCGGAACAATCCAACGTAATAGAGACTAGCCTTGAAGAGTTTGATAACAATGTAGAGCGTGCAACTAAATTTATGAGATTGCTTGATAATCAAGATTTCATTGATATTATCAGTGAAGGATACATAGATGCAGATGCCGAAAGAATTGGTGGACTTCTAACAACAACAAATAGACAAGTCACCGAAAGACAAGATATACTTTTTGAAAAACTAAAGGCTAAGAGATATCTACGTGCATATATAGAATACAATTACAATGACTTATCTCAATACCTAGTGCCGGGTCAAAGAGAAGAGCTTGTGAACCAGCTAGAAGCAATGGAATCAGAAAATGAATAACTATGTTATTTGTAAAACAGCATCATTAAGATGTGGTTCTGTAACTGGTTCAGATGAACTTCCTCCAGCAGATACTTTGAGTGAGGCTGACTTTGATGCTGCATTTGAAAAGATGGAGAACATGGAATTAGCTGGTGACTCACCAACTGGTTCAGAAGATGATGTAAGTGAAGTAATTGATACAGAAGATAAGGTCGAAGAAGAGAAATCTGATGAGACAGTAGAACAACTGAATGATGATGAATCGGAAGAAGATGAGACTGCTGATGAGCAAGTTGATTCAACTGAAGATGAGATTGATGATGAGGACTCTGCAAATGAAAAGGATAGTGATGAATCTGAGGATGAAGATACTAATGAGGAGACATTCTCGTTAGAAAACATACCTATGGATGAAGAACTTCTTTTTGATATATCAGCAAATGGTATGTCAACTAGAGCTACTATGAACCAATTGATTACTGGTTTTCAAAAGGGCTTAAACTATACAAAGCATATGCAACAGTTAAAGCCGTTCCGAGTATCAATAGGTATTATGGAAGAAAATGGATTAACTGATAGCGACTTGAATCTGTTGGTGGAAGCCAAGAGTGGAAATAAGGATGCATTAGGTAAGTTGCTTGCCGATGCTAACCTAGACCCTATAGATGTTGAAACTGATAATAAGGGAAGCTACGTTCCAAAACAACATGGCAAGGCTACTGCTGACCCAGAGATGGAACGAGTAATCTCATCTATTAAAAGTGACAATGAGTATGGTTCTGCTATTCAAGAAGCTTTAAACAATATGCCTGAAGACTTCTACAATAAAGTAAGTGGTTCACCAGAGAATTTAGAGTTTCTACATGATGACTTTAAAAATGGTATTTACCAAAAGGTTATGCCAGAGGTAATGAAACTACAAGCTTTATATGGAGCTGGTGATACAATGAAAATGTATATAGACACAGCTAAAAATATGACTGCTAATAAACCTGATGATTCGGGTAAAGATAAGCCAAAACCTAAAGCTGAAGCTACTGTCAAAGAAAAAAGAAAAGTCGTATCAACTACCAAGAAGAAAGGAGCAGCTTCAAAACCTGTTTCAAAAAGCTTAAAAGATATGGACGATGATGAATTCGACAAAGACTTTAAAAGGCTATATGGTGATATAGAACCATTATAGGTTCTATTTACATAAGGATAAAAAAATGAAAAACATGTTTTCAATCGTTGCTGTTAAAGCACTAAATGCAGTATCAGTTGCTGCTGCTGACTATTCTGGACAAGTATATGGGAATGGTACTGATACTACTTCTGGACCAAATGTTCGTGTTGATTATTTAGACCGTAAGGCTATTCAATTAGCTGTACCTGATTTAATTTTTAGTTCATACACAGATGCTAGAACTCAACAAAGAAATTCTGGTAAGACATTCAAGGTACCTAAAGTTCATCACATCTTACGTGACATCAATCAGAATGACCAAGGTATTGATGGTGAAGGTAATATCATCGGTAATACTTCATGGGTATTCAACAATGTTGCATACGTAGATGAATCTACAGCGGATGCTGCAAAAGTAGCATATGACGCTACCGCTGAAGGTATCGCTGCAATTGCTGGAAATGTAGAACCACTTGTTGTTGAAATCACTACTGGTGGTGGTAATTTATATGGTTCAAGTCGTAATGTAGGTAATGTTGTTTCTGGTCTTCCATCGTTAGCTGAGGGTGCGTCTGACGTTAACCGTGTTGGTGTTACTCGTGAAAACCTAGAGACTACTCTTAAAAGACGTGGTAATTACTTAGAGTATACAGATGAATTAGAATTGTTCTCTGATATCAACATGGTAATGGAATACAAAACTAAATTAGCTCGTCTTGCAATGGAAGTTCGTGATGATGAAGTTCAACTTGGTATGCTAGGTGGAGCAGGTGTACGTTTCTATTCTGGTACTGCTACTAGTTTGGCTACAATTGGTACAGGTGATGAAGATGCTCGTATTACATATGATTTTACTCGTAAAATTGCAAAACGTCTTAAGACAAATCTTGCAGAGAAGAATGCATCAATCATCACTGGTTCTCAAAAATTCGGCACAACTACTGTAAATTCTGCATACTACGCAATCATTGGTGAAGATGTTAAATATGATGTAGAGACAATTGATGAGTATTCATCTGTTGAAGACTATGCATATGCTAACAACTTAGCTAGAAATGAAGTTGGTAAAATGCATGAAACTCGTTTCATTGAAACTACTCGTATGATGAAATATGAAGGCGCTGGTGCAGCAGTAACTACAAATATCGGTCAACAAGAGACTGGTGGTAACTACGATGTATTCCCAATTGTATATCCAACAAAAGGGTCTTACGCTGTTGTAGGTTTACAAGGTGCTGGTGGAGTTAAGTTCAAATCTAAAGAGCCGGGCGTTGCTACAGATACAGATAAGTATGGTGTTAAAGGGTTCCACTCTTACAACTACTGGTTTGCATCTCTTGCATTACAAGCAGATAAGCTATTAGTTGCTTACGTAGGTGCTTCAGTTTAATAACTGATGCTACATAGTTGGTTCTTCGGAACCAACGGTTGTGGTATCAATACCAACTTAAAACAAAAGGGACTTAAATGTCAGTACAAAAAGACCAAGACAAAGAACTAGAAGCTTTAAAATCAGAGGCTACAGAGCTAGGTGTTACATTTGCGTATAATATCAAGGCAGATAAATTACAAGAGAAAATAGATGAGGCAATTGGGGTAAGAGCTAATGAGGCTACTGCTAAGAAATCTCAGGCTAAAACCGTAGATGGTGGTACTAAATTAAATCGCATTCAACTTATGCGTATGAAAGCAACTGCTTTACGTAAAGTTAAAATTACAAACATGGCTCGTGAGAACCAAGGTAGTAAGACTGTATTTGCTGGAGTTCATAATATGTATTTAGATATTTCAAGAGTAATGCCATTAAACACTATTCTTGCTGTTGAACAAGCATTACTAGATAACATTGAAAGCAGAAAGCAATTGATGGAAGAGGAAGTGCTAGATAAAAATGGAAATGGAACAGGTAACTACAAATCAGTATCATCAGGAATGTATCAAATCGTTTACTTAGACGAGAAATAGTTTCTATATAGAGAACCAGTATGGTTCTCTCTTATGGACACTCTCTACTGATGCAACCATCACA